CCATCTGTTGAGTTGGGGCATTTGTTTGGGCGCCTACGGAATTCGTTAAATGGGTGTGAGTATTAAACAACGATTGAAACACCGATGTGACAAAACTTAGCAACGTCTGCCCAGTCGAGCCTAGAGTGATTGTGGGCGCGGTAATCGCCACTGATACCGCGGCGACAATCGATGCTATCTGAGCCGATATCGTCGCGTTGCCAGCGACATTAGCGGTGACGTTGCCAGTGACATTCGCAACCATATTCCCCGTAACGGTTGCATTCAAATTTCCAGTCGTGCTTACATCAATGTCGCCGTTAGTAACGAGCTTCACAAAACTTCCGGTCTGATGTAGCGCCCATATTTCGCCGCTTGGCACTGCTGGGGCTTGCTGCGAAACCGAAAAGATGCGGGACACAATCGTGCCTGAGCTGAAATCACCATATTCGTAGATCACAAGCACTTGGTCATTAATCTGCGGGCCGACCGCAACACCCCAGCCATTGCCAATCCCGATCGCACCAAGCGGCATCCAGTTGGACTCGATGCCCGATGGCTGCGCCTTTACTTTTACAGCATGGTTGTTTTGGTCGTAACTACTAATCGTCGCCAACTGCGGCCAGGATTTGGAGCTGTCGCCAAGGCCGGATTGCTGCTGAATAGCGCTCGACAATGCATTCATGCCGCGACTCATAATGCTCCCGTTGCCGATTCTGGCGAATGGTTTTTAGCAGCGATCACCATCTGATAGCCGTCTTCGAAGTTGAGTGATCGATGGATGCTATCGGGAAAATATTGCTGATCAAATGCCGTCCCGGTACCACTAAGCGAGATAATCGAAGTGATATCCAGGCCGTTATCCCCGGGCATCACCAAATTCTCAAACTTTAGTTCGTGCGCAATGAGCTGCGCGTACCAATTCTGAGCATATTGATTCGCTTTTTCTTGCGTCAGGTTAGGAATTGTCCGCGAGTAAATTTGCGCACCAGATCCCACCGTCGACTTACCCGCCTGAATAGCTCTTACCTTCGCTGGCCATGTGGCAACAAAGCCGTGCGCCTGCTTTTTATTCCACGATCGGATAATTACCTGAATTCCTCGCGACACGGTTAAGGCGCGTTTGAAATTGACATGCATAAAATTTGCTTGCGCTGAAGTCGTGCTGGTTGGCGGCGTCCATATAACTTGATATGGGGTCGCCGTGGCTGGGTCTGGCGCTGGCTGGAAATACAGCGACTGTCCACGCACCCATACCCGCATCCCCTCAACCCCCGCAAAATAATTCAATATGTCCCACTCGGATCGTTCATCTTCAATATTGACATGGTCAATTTCGTAATACTTACCTGCGAGTGTAGTTGTCGCCGCTACTACTGGAGTCAACCCATGCGCCTGCGCCAACTGCGTCACGATTTGCGATGCTGTTTGGTTAGGCCATTTCTGCGTAGTCTTCGTGTCAATGAAAACCCGTGTCAGATCACGCCCAGAAACGGTTATCGTATTCCTGACAATGTCGAAATCAATCTCATCAACCTGACCATAAATCCAGCTCTGCAACTCGTCCACCGTAAAAGAGAAGGCATCAGCAGGGAAGCCAATAAATAATTCGACATACATGTCCTGCTGACTAGAAAACCAGTCCGCATTGCGGTCAGTAGGTAATTGCCCAGCATCAAAAACACAGCGAAATGTATCTGCGCTGTAAAAATTGTTGTTGTCGATTTCCATTTCAAGGCACGCATTGATCAACTCACCGTTCGTGTTGGCAGCGCTATATATCTTGACCGCACCGCGCGGCTGCCGCCCGGTCGGGGTCAGGAAAGATGTCATATTTATGCGCTCAGAATGCCGTCGCTATTTGCACTGTAGGGAGGAATAACCAATGTCGTTATCCCGGTCAATGTTGGATCTTTGATGCCATTCGCTTGAGCTATCTGCGTCCACGCTGTAGAGTCACCGTACTGCTTGGATGCGATGTCAAACAAATTCCCTCCGCCCACGGTGATCGTCTTAGCGCTCGAATTAACCTGTCCAAGATTTACCTGCATGCGCCCTAGGAGAGATGAGATTTGCAAATAAGCTGGCTGCAATGATGCTGCATTCGAAACTGCTGTGAAATTTGCGATATTCGTCAGGATCGGTGTTGATGGCAGAACACCGGCAGGCACGCCCAATTTCCCTAGGATGCTATCCGCCTGCGAAATTGCCGAAGTTAAATAGGTCGCAGCCGCATGAATCGGCTGCAGCACTGACGAAATCTCACTCATCGTGGCACCGACGAATGTACTGACATTTGAAAACGCAGATGTCACCGAACTCATCAAGCCGCTCAGCTTTGTATCGCCCGTTGTTGCGGTTAATGTATTGGCATTATTCAGGTCTGCATCCAGTAGATCATCCGAATTCTGCGTGCTGCCAGTATTGATTGGCGCTGTAAAGTCCTGTAGAACCTCGCAAGTAATCTTGTACGGGATACGTGCGAATCGATAATCTGGCTCGAATTTGGTGATGTAGACCTGATAAAACAGCCTATCCCAGAGCAAATTAACCGGCTGCGCAGCAGTAACCATCTGCTGCACTTGTAGCGCACGATCTAGCGCCGTAACGCCGCCCACCATCGGAAAGAAAATGCCGGACCATTCGATAGGCCTCGGGTCCGGCCCAAGCGTCTGCATGTCGCGAACGCCGCCGATCATTTTTTTTACGGCAATCTGCTGCGCGCTACCAAACGGAATGACTTCTGGCAATTCGAAGTCCAGGAACTCGAAATCACCAAGGAGTAGAGTGAGGGCCATATTATTTGAGCGCCGGCATAGGCAGGCTTACATTCGGGTCGATCTGTCCGCCGTAGTAGCCAGACCCAAGAGCACCAGCCATATGGGGCGCAATACCATTGCTTAATTTGCGGCCATCCAGCCATATATTTATTGGCTGCACAGGCGCATCGCCGCCAGAATTTTTTGGAAGTACGCCATCTGTTTTTGATTGACTGAATCGATTCACGATGCCAGCACCAAGTTCCAGCATCAATCCATTGGGCATGATGTAAGACAGCCATTTGGGGATGTGAACTAAATCACTTTCTTTCTGCGCTGGCAAAACACTGTCTTTGAAATCATGAAATTTTGCCGCGAATCCGCCGATCGTGCGCAATATCGCCGCCCCATCTTTAAGCATTTCCGTCACCGCTGGCAGCACATCCCTGTCGAACTCGGTTTTAAAATTCTTCCAAGCCGTACCGAAATCTTCCTCCGCTCCCATTGGCGTATGGTCCATGTCGTTGTCGTAAGCTGCGCTGTAATCTCTAGTTTTGCGGATGCCTAGCGTATCCTTGGCAACTTTTTGCTGATTGGTTACCCAGAACGACAGATCATTTGAGGTGCTACGGTTTAAATTCCCAGATAACAGCGTCGCAACTTCCTCATTGCTGATATTCAGTCCATATTTTTTACGAATAGCAGGCAGCATCACATCAAGTACAAATTTGTTGTGATCCTCAACGAACAATTTTGCGTTCTCTGCCGAAAGCCCACCTGGTTGAATCAAGCTGCCGCCGTTCGCTGCAACAATCTTCTGATATTCGGGGTCTTGACCAAATTTCTTTCGCATGGCCGCGACTTCCGGGGTGACCTGGTCGTTCCAAAGCCCAATACCTTGCAAGAAGTCTTTGCCTTTTTTATCCATATGGCCGCCGATTAGCGATGACAGCGCGGTCATTTCCATCGTGCCGGCAGTTGATCCTGAATTGGCAGAAATGAGCGCGGCTGCAGGCCCATATAGATACTCTGGGGACGCTAATTGATAGGCCAACTTGCCGGTCTTGCTCATGGCGAAATAATCGGCCGGGCTGACGGTGCCGCGCGTAAAGAAGTCGACCTGACTTTGCATGCGCAACTCTTTGTCGCGCTCAGCAGGGCTCTGCAACACCTTGTCGCCCCGATGCTCCAGGGCCTTAATCGAGTCAGAAACCAGCCCGTCGACATCATTGCCGTTGTTCTGGATCTTCGCAGCCACCTTGAAGCGCGCATAGGCGTCGCTCATTTCTAATGCGTGCGCCAGATCACCGGTGGCCGTGTGCAAATCCTGAATCAAGGCCATATTTTCATACGCGACGGTGCCATGGACCTTGTTTGTCAGATCCCATGACTTGGCCAACACATTGTCGTTGTCGGCCTTCGACAGATTCATGTTCGAAAAATCAGCCTTAGCTTTTTCGAGCTTTTTGGCCTCTTCATAGAACATATGCCCGATATAGACGGTCGCGCCAGCGACAGCCAAAGGCACCATCGCCTCATTCATCATGTTCATGCCAATGCCGCCAATACCGAAGCCGCCAGGTCCGACATGGAGATTGCCGCCATGTAGCCGCCCGCCGTGGCCTCCCCTCCCGCCGCCGCCACTACCGCCGCCAGACAATCCCGGCATCATACCAATAGCCTTGATTGATTTAAGATTCTGCTCAAGCATCAGAGCTTGGGCGTTTGCCTTGGACAGATGCCTGCCAAATGAGCCAGTGGCATTGCTAAGTGCTTTCATGCCAGCGGCCTCTGCGCCGATATCCTTCAGGCTCTTGCTGAACTCCATGGCCAGCACATCTAGCTTTTCGAACTGCTTGGACAGTTTGAGCAGTTCAGGGCCAACTAGGTCATTGATTTTCAGCGTAATGCCGATATCGTAGACATCAATCATATTTGACCTATACTTTAATTTTTGACCGGATGAGCACTATGCAGAGACCAGATTTTCGAATTATCAGAAAAGCTCATGAGTGGCTAGCAGATCGCATTTCTTGGGTGCAATACCCTAAACCGCGTGCTAGGCCAGTTTCTAAATCAAGTTTGCCGCCGCTTTACAAGCCTCGCTCCGCCAAGGTCTGGTTACTGACGATCATTCCGGTGCCGTTTTTATTTCTCGTTCCGACATTGCTTGTCGTCTACTTAATCGTGATGCTGATGCTCTATCTGGACTTCCTCAAGAAGCGCTGATTTTTCGCGGCTGCCTCCAACCAACACCACAAAGCCACGCTACCGTTGTTTTCCCGATGAACTTGCCTACTCGCTCTTTGCTATGCATGACAGCCGGCCCCAGTACAGGGCGCGGAGGAATGTGCAGTGTGCCAAGTTCGTGATAGACCATGTTTTTATCCTTGGACCCCACAACGGCCTTTTTACCCTCAGTGGTTTCCTGGATGCTTTTTTTCATCTCGCCAGTGCGCAACAATGGGGCATCCAGCGAGAACCCCAGTCTAGCCTTCTCCGCTTCCGTGCTATCAGCTAGCTCCTCCCACTTCGCATAGGGTCCGATCGCGTCCTGATATTGGCCGATCATGCCTTGTGCCGTATCTCGTATTTCCTCTGCCGATTTCTTCGTAGCATGCGCCAATACTTCCTCTGAAATGGCCGCCAGTTTGACAAGGTGAGCCGCGAACATCTTTGGGCTTGAAAATGTTTTCACGTCGTCGGCCCTTCAAATTCACCAGTACGAAAGTTGTATTTCTTACCGCTTCCTTGCTCTGAAAAAATTATCGCTAGCCCAGTTCGCAATCTCGCGCGCATGGAAAACGCCACATCAAACGGCACGCCATGTGAAATAAGCCATGCGGCCTGCCGTATCGGTATGGCGTTGACTATTTTTTTAGTGCGTCAGTCTCCGTCGCCTCTGCCTGCGCCTCATCCTCGACGGCTGGATGCCGATCTTTAACAGCCTGGCGAATGGCAGCAAATCCATGAAAGCCAATGCGGCTAATCAGCGCACGTAATTGCGGCACCGTCTTAGGGAATGGCGCAGGGTTGCCGTCGATTGCTGCAACATAGGTGATTGGCGTAACTACATTGCGGTAGATGTTGTTTTCTGCCAGATCGCCAAGAACCTCGATCAAATCAAGCTGCACCAAGATGTCCGGGTCTTTCAAGGTAAAAATGCGCCCTTGAGAATCTGTAGCTGTGAATGTTTCGCTTGCAACTGTCACGATACGCTCACTAGGCGTAGGTGCAGAAGCGCCAGCCTTAACTGTGATTTTTTGGTTCAAAATCAAACTCCCAGCGGAATCTTGCGAGCCGCTTCAAATGTGAATTTCTGAGTAACTTTCTCTTGACCGGTGTACTTACCGGCGTCTTCTGGATACAGCTCCACATCAGTAAATTGAAACTGCGTGGTAGTACCATCTAGCTCGGTGATGGTTTGGGTGATGAAGATCGCACCAGGAGGCAATCCGCCATAGTAATTTGCCTCTCTGTTGGCAAAATACGTATCGAATGTTGCATCTTGGCGGTCAACCTCGAATGAGCCTGAGTGTCCATCTGGGATCGACCGGCGCGTGATGCCACCACTGATATTGACGCTCTTGAGTTTGACGGTGCCTGGCTTCGAATCGAAACTGGTAATGCCGTTGATCGTGACTTGACCAAGGGTGGAATCGAAAATCGTTATCTGCGCACCGTCGCGGCCTACGTTGAATGAATTAGTGGTCATTTACTGATCCCCAAAAAGGAAACGCCCCGGTAAAGGGGCGTTTTTTAGAACAAGAGGAAGATGGCTTAGGCTGGCTGCACGGTGACGCTTACGGTGCTGCCGCCTTGCAAAGAGATAGCGAAGACGCGAACAATTGATAGGTAAGTGACCTTGACCAACGTTTGCATCAGGCCGACCGCCACTTGCTGACTTGGGTTATTCGCGGCATTCGTCTGCACTGAGAACGGGATTTGTTGTGGCGAATTGACGTTGCCGATATAGCCGAGCGACGGGTTCAGCCATAGATTCATCAAGAAGCCAGAAATGGCGTCATTGACTTCTTGACGCAGATCCGCTGTTTGTGGATTGCCAACCACCCAGCCGAAGTTAGATGCCAATGTCAGCGCCAAGAAGTTCGTCATCGTGGTGTAGGCTTCCGAATTGGTCGCGGCATACGTCGAGCAATTCATGTCGGTCTGGAAGGAAAAATAATTACCGCCAGGGGATGGATTGGCGAGGTAATCAAGGCGACCTTGTACAGCGGCCAACGCTTCGGCCTCGGAGTAAAGCAGGCTTTGCGCAGAGCGTTGCGTGCCGATGATTCCGCTCACTGGCTTATTCAGCGTGGATTGATTCGGCGCTAGATTGGCGCGCATCGGCGCCCAGAAAGTCGCCGGGCCAAGCAGGCGTTGTACGTTATTGACCGTGTCTTGCCAATACACCCAGTCACCGACCAGATCCTTGAAGCTGTAATTGTCAACGCCAGCCGAGGACAGCAACGATGCAACAGTGGCAATAGACTGCCCTGCTGAGCCTTGCCCAGCACCGAAAATGCCATACAGAATCCCAAACTGAGCAATCGTGCTCCACTGCGAGGAGGTCGAGTGGTCGATCAGGTTCATCGTCAGCACATTGGCGTTTTGCAGTGCGTACATGCCAGTTGGCGGGTATGAATTGGTGCCAACCAGAGTTGCATCAGTCACGCCAGCCGCGCCATCGGTGCCGCCTGACAGCGTGTAAGTGGTAAGTGCTGGCGCTGCAGCCGATGTCCCAATGGTAGCGACGACGAGCTGAGATGGGCCGCGCACGCCCGACTGACCGTTGTTGATCGCGCTGACCAGATTTGTCCAGCAGCCGACGCCCAAAGTAATTGCACCACCAGTACCGCCACCACCGGACAATGCTGCAGTTGCCGATGTGTAGCCAGAGCCAGAGGTAACGGTTACTGGTGTGCCAAGTCCCCATACCAGATTGATCAATGCGCCAACGCCGACGCCCGATGTTTGAATCGGCGCGTTGAGAGTGGTTGGTGCCGCACCGCCGCCGATAGATCCAGCATTGGTCACAGTCAAAGAAGTGATGATTCCGGAGGCTGCAGTTACGGTCAGAACGACGCCATTGGCGAGCGTAACTGTATCTCCCGTCACGAAACCAGTGCCGCCCGATGCGCCGCTACCTGTGATATTGGCTGACAGCACGGCAAGCGTTGCATGCACAACCGCCTGAGTGCCGCCGCTTGCCTGTGGCGCAGATGTGGCCACCGCTGGAACGCTGGTAAAGCCTGTTCCGGGAGTAACCGCACCGGGAATAACGCCAACGCCGAGATTGTCGTAAATCTCAGAAAAGAAGCCAGGCAGTGCAACGGTGCACTTGTACGTTGCAGGTTTTGTGCCGTTGCCCATGGTGGATGTCAGCGTATTGCCTTGGGCTCCAGTATAGAAGCCGGTCAAGGTTGTACCAGTTGTTGCAGCTCCATCCTTCAACGCAACCGTTGCGGCCGTATCGGTGCCATCTGTCACGCGCACGGATGTGTTGTTGGTCTGGCCCATGCCGAGAGCAATCGCCATAGCGGTTGCCAAGTCATACTTGCGCACTGAGACAGGGCCAAGCGTCAAACTGGCCGCTTGTGGCGATCCAATGACGACGGGGCTATTGACAGGCCCCCACGATGCGACGCCAACTTGTCCGAGGCCATTGGTGGCGATGCCCTGGACGACTGCAGGAGGGGCGACCACTTGCGTATAAACGCCCGGCGGCAAGGTACCGGCGAGATTAAGCTGGCCAGCTTGATAGATCGGCATTGAGGTGCTCCAAATTAAAAAGCCGCCTCAATGGCGGCCTGGATTAGGCGACTGAAATTTTGGTAATAAAAAACCGGCGCGTGGCCGGTTAGTTGATGAGTAGTGAAGGTTGCATCTGATCAAGGAGCAGATTCATCTCGCCGAGTATTTCCGGCTTAACGTCTTGCCATTTACGCATCTCGCGCGCGGCACCACTGACTTTCCCCTTGCGATCCTTGTATTCAAGCTCCTTGCGCAAGTATTGGAATTGGATTCCGTCGCGCTGATTCTTGATGTACGCGGCCATGGCATTGAACGCTTTGATGTAGGCTACCTTGAACGCCAGAGCCTTCTTACCTGTAAATCCCATAGCTAGAAGTGCAAAGCCGTCGCGCGTGATGCAATATGCTGGATCAAGACGCACTGCGCCGTTACCAATGTCGATCTCAGTTTGCATCAATGCGAAATAGTCGCCATGCTCTATATCGAGGTCAACCACCAATTCACGGATACGCCTCATCACCACGTAATGGGTCTTTCCAAAAACAGCGGCAACCTTGCGCGAGTCGGTTGATAGCTGCTCACCATCTGCAGCGATGAAATCGAGGAAATTTAAAACTGGAACTTGATGCATGCGGATACTCCCTGCAAATACCCTGGAATGAATGGCTGCAGAAGCGTGCCCAGGACGCTCGCTTATCGGATGCCTCCTATCCGCAGCACAAAAGAAAAAGCCGCCTCAAGGGCGGCTCTGTAATTGGGAAATGGTTGCGTTACTGCGGCGCTACTTTGTGGCAGTGATGAACATTTTCGCCAGCCAGCACGGCCGCTATTGCATCTGCGCTGTCAATCAGATCGCCGCGTCTGTAGTCACCGAACGGGTGAATTACGGTCAGGGCAAATTCGGGCTTTGCCACGATAGCTACAACCGGTTGAGTATTCTTTGTGTCATCAGGTTCCATTTGGATTCCTAGTAGGTTTTGGTTACAAGCGGCGTGCCGTTTTGCGTTTCGTATTTGACCTGCACTGCGACGACGGTCGCGATTTGTTCGGTCACAGTGGTTGCGTATTCGACCTCGTAAATCAGATCGCGCCGGTATGTCTTTGCTTTTTCAAGCGCATCAGAGAAGAAGCCGCCAGCGGTCTTTATGCGAGCACCGAAGCCGTCTGGCATCGTTAAAAACGTGACTTGCGACAGTGCTGTTTTGATTGCGGCAGCAACTAGATTGCGCGTGGTCGGATCCGGTGCCCAGACCGTAATCTGAATACGCTGCGCTTGCCGCTCCCACTCCGTCGTGACTTGCCCGGTCGTACCCACACGGGCGACGATTGGTGTCGTACCGCTCGGCATAGTAATGACTGGACCAGTCGATGTTGTGCCTGGATAAGATGCCGCGAGCAACGTGGCCAGTGCCGTAGCGATTGTGGTCAGCGAGTCCGTCGACTGGACCGGATAGATAAAAGCGACTCCGCCGACCAGCAGCGCCAAGTTATGAGGCGTAAATGGCGAAGGCATCGCACCGCCTATCGTCACAACGTTATTGACCACCGTCAGCGTCAGCGTAGGTGTAACGACCGACATCACATTCTGCTTAGGTCGGTAGCGCGTCCGGTTCATTTCAGTGCCGGACGGGAAAATGCTGACGTTGACGGTGCCGACTTGTAAATCTTGATCCAGCGATGAGGCTGTCGGCCAGCCTGGATACACGCGCACGTTGCAGCCTGCTACTGACGCCTGACCAGTCCCGTTCGGGTAGACGTAACCGCTAGTCTGCGCTGTCAATACATCGAGCACATCAGAAATATCAGCCATTACGTCACCGCCTGCATCGCTGTTAAGCGCCAGCCAAGGTCTGTGAGCTCGGCGCTAGATATCGTGTAACGCCGGTTGAGATCGTCCGTGATAATGTCCGACGAGCGGAGCGTAATGCCCGCGACGCCCGGCACCAAAACGGACCACCATGGAGAGCGGGCATCGCCGGGAAGGATTGCATCGCCCTTCTCGCCCTTTGTACCCTGCTGCACTGACGCAGGCCAGCCAGACATTAAGACTTGCTCGGATGCATCATCGTCAGCGCCGTTATAGCCAAGCGCCCCCACTCCGTCCGCAGACGCCGGCCGTAGAAAATTGATTGTGCGGTTGCAGCTAACCATGAAAATTGGCAGCAGCGGCTGGAGCGCAGCAACAAACAACGTGCCTTCTAGCCCGATGATGTAGTCGCCAACTGCGAGCTGCGCGCCGTCGGCTACTGCATACCATGTCGGCTTGCCGTAGACGTTTGGCCTTGAATACTTCGGGTCGTCGGCGTTCAGGCTGACCATCATGCTCGGCATTTGAGTTGCGGCGCTGACGGGGTCGGACGTGCCGGACGGTCTGTAATGCAAGTAGGTCGTCCCGATGATTAGGGCTGCTTTTGCGTACCCGGCGTAGACCTTGGCATTGATAGTTGCGCCATTCATCGGAGATCCAAAGTATCAATGCCGTTGCCGCAATCAACATCTAGCATGATTGCTATTTCGACTGCGTCGCGAGCGCTCTTCCCGGCTTTCATAGCGCCCAATGCAAACTTCCCGCCGCTACCAATTGCCGTTGCACCGCAACCGAGTTTGGCCCAGTTGAGGTCGCTATCGGCCCAGTAGACGATGCCCCCTTCATCGATTGCAATAATCGAGAGATCGGTCAATTTTGGCCGATCGCGATCACCAATAATCCAGCGATGGAATTCATTTGCATCACAGGTGCTACCTGCTGCACCATAGATGACAGCGCTTTCCCCATTCGAGACTAAGAAAATTTTCGTCGCCTCGAATGGCGTTCCATTAAAAGTAACCCGCCTGTCTGCCGCCAGCGTCTTGCCATCCCATGCGATAACAGTCATTTACACCACCAGTGTGCTGCGGTTTTGACCTGGAAAATTAGGGCCGGGGGGAATGCCAAGGAAGTTGCACAAGCGCATGCGCCATGAGTCGAAAAGGCGATCCCGGTCGCGCTGCTCATTCTTGTTGTGCTTCCAGACTGCCGCCTCGTCCGTGTCCAGATTGGCCGACGTACCGACAATCGCCGTTTCCAGCGCGTACAGGCTCGTCAGGTAGGTATTGACGACGACATTGCCTTCGTTCACATCCATGTTGTTGAGTCGGTATTCCAGAGCCTGATACTGGCGCAGGGTCCAGGCAGCAGGAAAATACACGACCGCCCCATTGCCGAATATTGGGTAGCCGCAGAAGCGCCGGATATCGACGAATTGCGCATCGGTGAACGTATACGGGGTAAAGCTCATGACTCGGCGGCGAAGATTGCGCCGCGCTGGGCCAATTCACCGATGACTACCTTGTCGGCAACTGGATCAAACTCGGTGCCGGCCGGGTAAAACGTATGCGGATTGCCGCCAATGCGGCCGCCGAAATTCTTGGCAAGCGCGAATTTCGGCGCTGCGTCAATGACGGCTTCGGGCGCTTCCGATTTTTCTGCAGCGGGCTTGCGGCCGCGCTGTGGCGCTGCGTCAATGACGGCTTCAATGTTTTCTTCTAACATGGGCTCTCCAGATGGCAGGAGAGAGTCGCCCCTCCCCTGCTTTTACTCGACGATTACAGCGTTTCCAGCAGGATGCCGCGCTTGTACGCGGAGCTGTTGGCAGTTGGGATCGTTGCCGCTGAGGTGGTGATGTCGGTAGGGACCACAAAGCCGCCGATGTAGCTCCAGGTTTGGGTCACGACCTGCTTCAGCGCGTCCAGCGGTTCGCGGGTTACGTGGGCGATACCGTCAACGATGGCGATCAACTCGTCAGCGTCAACACCGGCCAAAGCCTCGTTGTATGCCTCGTTGGTGAACTCGCCCTCAACCAGCGCCCCTTGCCCGACCAGGATGCCACGGCGAATGGTGGTCGCGCCCAAAACCTGATACGGATTTAGGTTCGTCTCGATCAGGCGAACGCCCAACATGTCAGCAATGACGCCCTGGCGGTATTCTTCCGTAGTGTTTTGCCCGCGGAAGAATTGCTGGAACGCCGGATCGCTATACAGACCAGTCGCCTGCAAAGGATCGAGATACAGGTGGTACATCCCCGACGCATTGACTGGCTGCACACCGTTGGCGCTCATAGTGGCCTTGGCTTGCAAAACCAGACCCATGGTCAACTTGCCGTAGTTGTTGTCGATGCTAGCGTTGATTGCGGCGGTGGTAGCCGACATCGCATTCGATGTGGCGTTGAATGGGCGCAGAACCACGGGAGCAACGGCGGAGACCACTGCATTCAAGGCGGTGGCATCAGCAACCGTCACAGTGGAGCTGAATGTGAGCGTGCCGGACACACCGCCCGGAGCAGTCGACACGTTGGCGCCGTCAGCGGCAGCAGCGGTCAACGAATAGACATCCGCCCCCACAACCACGTTGATTGGATAGGAGCCGGACACAGGGACGACCTGTCCTGCGCTGTTTACCGTGTTTTGAAAGCCCCGGATGTCATCGACCGAGATGGTCGCGTTCGCAGAGCCCAGTGTCACGCGCACGCGAGTATTGCCTCCCATGTATGCATTGAAAAGTGCAGCCTGGGCCAGCGTGTCTACTGATCGGAATGCCTGCTCGCCCAGGGCAAATGCATTGCGCAGGAACAAATCAGCAATCGCAACCTTTTGGGTCACGATATTGAGCTGCATGTTTGCGGCGTATTGCGCCACACTCAAGATGTACTGCTCTACAGCGTATTGTTGCGGCGTCAGCCCGGATGTGATGTCGCTGTTGGCCGCGGCGCCCATTGCGGTTGTCACGGCTGGCAGCAGGCCGGTTCTGGTCTTCGTGATGGTTTCGCCGATGTTCGCGGTGAAGGGTTCGCGGTCAGCAATGGCGCGAAAGCCAAGTTTTCCGCGCAATGGCTTCTCGAAGCTATGCTCCAGGAAGCCGGTTTGAATGACCGATTGAATTGCGGTCGGGAGATTATTAAGCGGCATATCGGGTCCTCAAGTGGGAAAAATAGGGTGGAATCGCTCTCGCAATGCCCCTGGTCGCCCGGACCCGATAGGTGCTTGATGATTTTTACTGCTTGCGGCTTAGCGGCCGCCTGGTACCTTGACGCCTAGCCGTTTCGCTTCGGCGTGTAGCTCATCTGGAGTCGCAGTCTTGGCGTTGAATGGCTTCGGATCTTCTTTCTTTGGGGGCTTCGTTTCTGTCTGGGTTGTGCTTTGCGGTGTCCCGAACAGATACGGCTTCGATTCTTTGAGTGCCGCCATCAGTGCGTCTGCACCAACGACCTCACCCTTGTCATCGAGCTTCACGGCAGACAAGTCGGCCAGCTTCAAGCCGTCCAGATCGACCATGCCAGCCTTGACGGCTTCCGCCTTCAGTTCGGCGCGAATGATCCGTTCGTTGGCTTTTGCGTCAGCAGTGGCAACCCTGGCGCTTGCTGCGGCTTCGGCCTCCAGGGCCTTCGCTGCTGCTGCGTCTGCGGCGTCCTTCGATTCTTTCGCGGTGGTGCGATACTTCGCGCTTTCGGCGCGAAGTTCCTGCACGTACTCAAGCGAGAAACTGGTTTTTTCTGGCGCCGCTACTGAGGCTACAACTGGAGCCGCAACAGGTGCGACGACTGGCGGAACGACTACGGTCTCTTCAGGCATCAAGCCCTCCAATGCAAAAAGCCCGCATCTAGCGGGCCGTGGTTAAATCTGGGATCAACCCAGAGCTTTGAAACTGTTAGACGGATTCCCATATGGACAGCGCCCCCGCTGCTGCCGCCTGAATTACTGCGATCTTTGTCACGCCAGGCGTAACCACAATCGGCGGTGACGGGATATTCGCTGGCAAATAAATACTGCCCGTTGCAGCAGACGCAGTTGGAGTTGCGCCGAACGCGATCCAACACGCCGTTGTCGATGTAAGCACCACGCGGTTAGTCGCGGCCTGCACGGCTGCCGAGGCTGCCGAGGCACTGCCGACTGCAACCACTTGCTGCGCCTGCAGAGTCAGCGCACCAGGGTGCAGCGCTTGCTGCGGGTCAAGGCCGGCGGTGACAATCGAAACGTCTGGCGCCGAACTCACAATGCCAGTAATCAGCACGCTTGGCGATGTGCCGACGATTGCGGCCGCCAAACGACAGCGGAATTGAGGAAAGCCCGCAGCCGGCACTGTCCACCCCTGAATTGAGCCAGCTCCGGCCAAGCTATAGGTGCTGTCCGTGTTGTAGCTGGACTCGCGAGCGCATTTGATTGCCACCCAGTTTGCGCCATCGTAGACCTCAAAGATGATGGCGCCAGCGGTGATCGTGCCGCTGGGCTGGATGGTAATAGCTACCGAATCCATGCCCTGCGTGTTGAACACCAAGGCAGTATTGAGTGCAGTGGCAGCATTCCATGTCGCGGAGACCGGTGCGAGGTACGCATCCACCATCGGGATGGGATTGTTTTGACTTGCTGCTTGCGGAATCGCATTCAGGTCAAGCGTCATCAGGACGGCGCCCGACACAAGGCTATCGATGGCGTCGCCGGTTGCTGCGGAGTATTTTTTCTGCGATGTCATTTATATACCTGTGATTATTCGGCGATCTTTGCCTGAACCTGCGCGCCATCATTGCGCAGCGCCATGTCAACATCTGCCAGCACTTTCTCGGCGGCCGGGTCTTCGATGTCGTATTCGGCGGCCAGGATCTTGATTGCGGTCTCGCGACTCAGCAAGGCAGAATCGCAGAGTGTCTTGAGTGTAGTGGCGCGGCTCATCATGTCTTGCAGTGTTGGCGCGAACCACTTCGGCCAACGCAGTGATGCCGGAGCCTTTTGATCGAACGTGCCAACCTTCGTGCCATCCTTGAAGACCAGCGGCTGATTCTTCGACACCTTGAAGATCATCGCGGCCAGATCCAGCAGTGCGCCCTTGCCGTAGGAGATGCGCAAGCGGCCAGCAAGCCAGATCAGCGCCTGATTCATCAACTCCATTGCGCGGCCAGACTGGGCCGCTGCAATCTTTTCATTGCTCGATCGGTTGCCATGCATTGATTCGATGGCGATTTCGCGCAGATGCTTGACGTAATCCAGCACGGCTGCAACGCCGGTGCCGTTGATTTCTAGCAGTTTGGCGCTACCATCCTTGCCGACATTGAGCGAATTACCAGCGCCCTTGATGCGCGGGCCGCCGTCGTTGAAGCTGTCGTCTTCGCTAATCACCAGCGTCGGGTCGCTCATGAATTTCAGGCCGCGCCCAGCTTGCGACAACTGGTAATCAATTTCAATTTGACAATCAACTGCTTCTGGCAGGATTGTCGAAGCGCCATCAATATCGTCCCCACCCGGCAGATTCTTGATCCAGATCAGCGGGACAAAGCCCAGCTTGTGTTTGACGCTGCGCCCCTTGTCGGCCTTGGGGGTTGCTGGGTTTTCTTGCGCCACTTTCCAGGGCGCGAACCACGTTTCGTTTTCACTATCCCAAATGCGCTGAAACCAGAATGTGGCACCCATGTCGTCCGGATCGATCGCGTAGCCGCTGGCAGCCAGGGCATCGCCTCTGACCTTATATTTCTCAATGACCGACGCGAGTGTGTCGGGCGCATCCTTATCCCATTGCGGCGTCAAGTCGTCGGTATTCATCACGCGCAGGAAAATGCGGTTTTTGAGCACCTGCAGCATGATCGCAACACTGCCGACACTTCCGCGCGTGGCGGCGTCAATCATCACCTCATTGAGGTTGATTTCCTCCAGCAAGCGATGAAGAACTTTTTCTTCGCCCTTGTTTTCCAGCGTGAAGATCGGGAAATTATCCTCAGAGAATAGCAGTGCGACAGAATCGTCAATCACGGTGCGGCAAATGTTCGATCGCACGCATGGTCGGCGGTCGCGCAGTGGAATGTATTCATCGTCGCCTCTCTTTTCCTCATGGAACGCGTGCGGTAGCTTGTCGTACATAGTGCCATCCAGCACGCGGCGCAGCATCCCCAGGCGGAATGACCGCCCGGGCATGTCTTTGTCTACTGGCCACTTTGATTGGATGGTTTTGTACATTGTTGATGCTTGCGCCTATCGGGTCATGTGGTGCGTGGTGGTGCGGCGAACAACTGTTGGCTTCACGATTGGCCAGCGCCTCACGAGGAAATAGCCATTTGCGTCATTGGGGTGATCGTGTCCGGATTTCTTGTCTGGCTGCCCGTCGAGACCCCATATTTGCTGCTCCAACGCCTCAGTAGTTACTGGGCACAGGTCTGTATTTATCTTCCATCGTCGGCCACCCTGCGCACTCAGGATCATCCCGTTGTATGCATTCACTCGATCCTTGACCGCTGGATTCGATGGATTTGCCTCAATCCTGAATCCGGCCTGGCGCAATATCGTCAGATCAGACTCGCTGGCGTTCTTGCTTGTGGTGTTGCCGCCAGAAGCATCAGGGAAGACTGTAATTTGATGCCCCTTAAACTCTTCCTTTAGGATTCGAGCCATTTCCGGCGTGTCGCGCACCTTCGCGCGCTCAGCCAGAGTGCGAGGCAATCCATCTCGTATTACGTTGATACACGCAGTCATGTTCTGCACGTTGAAGTCCATGCCGACATTCAGCGGCTCGCCCTCTTTAATTGATTCGTCCGTATGATTCAGGCGTCTTTCGAAGTCCGGATACACGGCTCCACTCGTCAGATTGACGAACTGGCCGCGCAGGTACGCCGCGATCAACTGCGGCGGATACGACTCAAACAGCGATGAAATGTAATCGCCCGGCAGGTTCAGCTCGTTGTCGTAAGTGCTGGCCTGAATCAGTCCGTACAGAGCGGCAAGCGAAGGCTTCTCGCGCACCGCCTTGACGAACTGCTGATAGACGAACTTGAATCCCTCTGGCGTCGTTGTGACATCAATGCCATTCAGCAGCCCCGGCACCAGATACCGCATCCGCGCAATGATCTTACGCCAAGCCATTTCGGCCTTGAGCAACGGCATAACGTCCAGTTCATCGACCAGCGCATGACCGATTTTGAAGCCGACAATCGTTTCTGGCTTTTCCATCGACCGGCAGATTACGGTGCCGCGATACTTGCGCCCCTGGTAGACTTCGACCTCGTGATCGGCAATCTTGACCTTCGTGCGCAGCCCCATCGTGAAGGCCACTTCTTCCATCGTCGGATAGAAGATGTCCCGGATCTGTGGGTAAGTCGGCGCAAAGTAGCCTTGATTGATGCCTGGCCACTGCCAGAAATGCGTGCCTATTCCAGTGCAGCCAACCCACGTCTTGCCAGAGCCGAAGCCGGCGACATAGGCCTTGAATTTGTTCGGAAGCTGAAGGAACTGCGTCTGGGGGATGTTTAGCGTCGGGCTAATCGTCCTCATGGCGTCTGGCGTCCTGCGTTATGAACGATATGGCAACAGGCGTTGCTGCGTTGTCGTCCGGACTGATAATGTCCTTATTCGCCTGCAAAAGCCTCAGGCCAGTCTCTGCCGACGCATTTGATACCTGAGTCAGTGCCGCGATACCCTTGAGCGTCTTTATGCCGTCATCATCCAGCGGCGTCGCATCATCTATCTCTGCGGCCTTACTGTTTGCAATGCCAGAAAGCCTGTGCGCGGTCGCCGCACCGTATCTCGCGGCCCCAGCCAAATGCATTGATATATCTTTCAGATCATCCGCAAGTGAACGCGCTGCGATTTGTTCCGAAACGTTTAATAACGACATGGCCGATTCAGCCGCAACCAATTGACTGGCAACGGTTTTGACCGTTTCGATACGTTTAGAAAAACGCACCGAAATAGACGCCTTGCTGATCTTGTACTCACGGGCGAGCGCCGCTGCCGATTCGCCGTTCAGCAATCTTTTGCCGATTGCCTCCCATTGCGCGTCGGTCAGTTTTGAAGGTCGCGCCATGCTGCTATCCAATAATCAAAAGGTTGAAGCGCCCCGCGCTGCCAGGATCGGCATTGCACCGAGAGAAGGAAGCAGCTTCCATATCGTGCGCCCCTGCCGGGCTTATTCCCGAGTCGCCGGCCTGCGGGTGAAATCTTATCCACAGATTCTGTGCATAGCCTTGTGAATAACCGGGCATTACGTTTGCCAACCGGCCCGCCCCTGGCGGTTTCCAGTCAAGGTATTGCATCGGAGGGCAACCGTAATCTTTAGTGCGCGAGGAGGCTGGGCTGTAACTGCCCTTCGAGCAATCCGCGCTCTTCGCGCAGGCTCGGCAATTCCTTCTTGCGCTTGAGCATCAGATGCGAGCCGAACGAGGCGCGAACCTGCGAACTCACCTCTTTCGAGATCAACGCCTGCATTTGCGCCCATAGATCAGCGCTTTGGTTGCGCAGTTGACCGGCCATGTCATTGAAGGCGGCGATATACGCCTCCTTGAGCTCGGCTGCTTTGGTGCCAGTGAAGCCCATTGCGGCGAACATGAATCCGTCTTTCGTCATCGTGTAGGCCGGCTCTTGGCGCGTTGCACCCTTGGGTCCGCGCACATCGATCATCGTCAACGCAAAATTGCGCTCACGAAAACCGGTGCTGCATTCCATGTTTTTGACGGCGCGGAGGATGTCCGAGTGCCGCTTTCCGAAGTGCTTGGCTACCTTGCGCGAGTATGTGATCAGCTCATCGCCGGCCAGTGCTACCAGGTCGCTCATGCTTATCAGATCATTCATTTACTGCCCCTGTACGCCTGGAATGAATGACTGCGGCAACGCGCCCAGGACGCGCGATTGTCGGCCGGCCAGCCTATCCGCGGCACAAACGAAAAAGGGCGGCACCCGAAGGAACCGCCCTGCACATGTAAAAAATCCCACTATCGGAATTCCGACCATGGGCAAGTCAGCCTTGCGACTGAGGAGGAGACTCTTTAAATATAATCAAAAATGATTACAAATAGCTTGATGATGCAAACATTTTTGGTTACACTGTACTTACTGAATCAAACAACGAAAGGAGGTGCGGTGAAGCAGAAAGAGTTTGTACGGTGGCTCGCAGAACAAGGGGCGACATTCAAGGAAGGCAGCAACCACTTGAAGGTCTATCTGAACGGCAAGCAAACAGTGATACCGAGACATGCTGGCGAGATGAAAACTGGCACAGTCAACGGAATCAAAAAACAACTCAACCTAAAGTGAGGATGCCCCGAAAGGGGCTATCCCCGCAACAGCTTCACCGCATCGATTACCTGATAGCAGATAAAGGATTAACTATGAAATACCCTGCACATTTTGAGCCCGACACCAAAGATGGCGGCTTTGTCATTACCTTCCGCGATATCCCAGAGGCAATTACTCAGGGCGATACTGAGGAAGAGGCACTAGCAATGGCCGCCGATGCACTTCTGGCGTCCATGGATTTCTACTTTGAAGACAGCCGCCCTGTTCCGCCGCCATCCAAGGCAAAGCGCGGCGAGCGTCTTATCTCACTTCCTGCCAGCGTCTCTAGCAAAGTCTTGCTGCTCAATGAGATGCTGGCGCAGAAAGTAACGCCAAGTGAACTTGCCCGGCGTCTTGATACTACGCGCCAGGAAGTCAATCGCCTGATCGACCTGGGCCACGCGACAAAGGTTGACCGCATCGAAGAAGCGCTAGGCGCACTCGGCAAGAGTCTGGAGCTGTCACTAGCTTGATTCTGGGGCATCTGCGCAAAATCGAATCGCAGTCATAAGATTGGAAGGCAGCGGCTCTACCATTGAGCTACAAACGCAGAAAAGCCCCGGCCAGTTAAGGTGCGGGGCTTACGACATTACACAGTTCTATCTGAAAAGTTGCAATTCTCTGGGCGTGCGAAACCACCCATGGAGATAAATATACACTGTGTTTACGCACAGTGCAATATTTTTAACAAAATAAGTTGCAACAATCCTTTCTTCGGCACTTTTATGTTGCCGTCATTTTTCCTTCAAGGCTTTTGATTGCTTCGGTAGCACTCTCTCTGACCATTTGAAGATAGCTTGCGCACGATTCTATTTCCTCATAATAGTGATGAGCCAATGCGTTGCCGAGAGTTGCTTTTGCGATAATGTCACTCGCAAGCTCACTGCTTAGCTGACGTGGGGCGCCATACTCGCACCGGTACGCAATCGCCCTGATAAGATATTGCTTTGACAACCTAAATGATTCAAGTGCCATCTCGAACGATTTATTCTCCAAGGCTTGATTCAGGTCATCAGTAAGTGGCAAGGTTGGCTTGGAACCTCCGGACAAAAGAAGCGCCTGCACATCCACATATTTTTCTGCGTCAAACTTTCCGGTCTTGCGAATCGTTGGCAGAACATCGGATGTCACCCACTTGCGGAACCGATGTGGCAGGGTTCCCGGTTTGACGGCATCGCGGCAGCGCAGGACCAGCGTGTACATGCCGGACTCGCTGATGATAGACAGGTTCTGCTTTCCGCCAAGGGTGTCGGTTAAACCTACACCCTTTTCATCGTCGTCTAGCGACCTCAGTGAGTCTCTGGAATTTACAAGATTCAATGCCTTGCACACATCAACAGCAACAAACCACGGCTCGCCGTCGATCAGAACAATGCGGACCTTGTGATTCTCAAATGTGAAAATTGTAGGGTCGCTCATGCTGCAACTCCGATTTTGGCGGGGGTGGCGAGAGGCGCAGAAACACTGCAAAGCCGTGCAATCAAGGCTTCGTAAATTTCCTGTGCTGCGGCGAGATTTGGGACGGGTTGGCGCGGTGCGGGCGTGGGGATGCAAGTAGCAACCATGACTGACTCCTGTTTGAGACTTAGAGAAGCCCACCGGAAGCGATTTCAAGCGCAAAGGGGTGGGGTTAAGGTGTTGAAATCTCGTAAACAGCCGAGCGGATAGCCATTTCTGGCAATCCCACCTTTCCCCATTGAGGAAACTGCAGGCGTAAAAAATGTCACAAAACTATCGGGGTGACATTCCGCTGTTTACTCGTGATTTCAAGCACTTGAGCGGAATATAGCCCTGGATTTACCAAATGTCAAATCAGTCAAAATGAGCCGAAATTAGCCGGTGCGTGCAGCGGCTAGGCACAACATGTTCAAAATGTGGCGCAATCAAAATAATTTCGCGTATCTGAGTGCAGCTTCATTTTGGTAACAAGTATCGCCTCAGCCTCCGCCAATTCCTTGAGGTAATCGGCATTTGGAAACCGCCACACTGTGAGTACGCTGCACTTTTTTTGAATCGCCCACCGGTGAATGGGCTTTAGATCAAATATCATCACATGCACCGCCTCAGCTGTTCGAATGTCCGCTTTGACGTATGGCAAATCCTCGTCATCGCATCCGCCTGCACGGTCCCGGTGCGTCATCGCAAGATCATCGCGGCGTGACCAGCGTACCCAAATATCAAGCACATCCCCTAACGGATCGGGTTCGCGCTCAAATACTGGTATTTCACGTGCTTTCATCGCTTGCCCTTTCGTTTTGACTTCCGTTTTTGCTGCCGCTTTAGCTCCGCCTCTTGCTGCCGCTTTAGCTCCGCCTCTTGCCGGCGCTTTAGCTCCGACTCGAACTCAACGTGGTTGGCTGGGTCACCGCCTCTTCCATACTGGCCCTGCACTAATTCCCCTTGTTCGCTCAGCAGTCGAAACAGGTCTGTCTTGCGCGCCTCCTTGGCGTTTTCTCGGCACCAGCTCAATGCGCCCTCACCGGTGCCAGTGTTGCCGCATCCAATAACGTGAAGAACCCAGTCCCTCGATGCGTCGGCAGCCATGCGCCTGTATCGATGTATAGGACGTTGTCCAGACTGGCGAACCGCTGCACCGGAGTGTGGCCCACCACCACAGCGCGCACCCCTGCGATATCACCATCCAGCGCGCCGGTGATGCGATCCCGCGACCACTGCGCATCCATAATGACTGCTCGGCGCTTGTTGTTGCTGACCGACGTATCCTTCAGCGCCGTTACAAAGTCGCCCCAGTGAAGAAATGGGCAGTCTGCGTGCACGATACCAACCAGGCCAGATTCGGTCTCCAGTTCAATAGCAATCGGCAACGCAGAAAATGCATCAGCGAATTGCCGCTGCTTCGCTGGCGTGCTTTCCACATTCCAGCCGCCACCGTTTGCTACATAGTTCTGTGCGTCCATATTGCCGTTAGGCCACCGAATAGCCATGTCTTCATGGTTCCCGGCGACAGTGCGAAACCACTGCTTTGCCAGCCATTCAAGCGCTTGATCTGACTCAGGGCCGCGATCAACCAGATCCCCGACGCCGAATAGCCGGTCGACCTCAGGATTAAAGCTGGCAGCATCAAGTGCTTGCTGCAGTTTTGTGAAATGACCATGGATGTCGCCCACGATCAAATCGCGTCCAGACGTGTTTTTTCTGTAGCGATCAACAATGCTCATACCATCCCCGTTTCACTATTGCGCGCACCCTCGCACAACCGCTGATGCTCACCGATATCGCGCAGCCCCAATTCCTTCCACTCAGGCACGTACTTCCCTGGCAGCACCGGGACGGCGACCGCCTCATCTACGGGCAGTGAGTAGTACCTGGTGCGGCTCTCGACCGTGACGTCAATCGTCCCTTCCCCCATGGTCTGCAATACTTTTCGGATTACGGTATCGCCGCGATGCAACTTTTTCTGGAGGTCGATCATTGAGTACCGCTCACCTGGGCGCATCATGTTCACTATCTGGCTAGGGCGGAGGGCCTTCTCTTCTTGATGTGTCATACAAGGCTCCTATTCACAGTTGTTCGGCCAGCCCGCGACGGCTTGGCACTTTTGATATTGGCGGTGTCCATCTAAAAGCATTTTCAAACCTGGTCTGCTCACCGATATAGGTCAAGGCAACGCGCCCTGGGGCTCCTTGCCGGCACAGGGCGACATCAACCTCGCAAGTCCCCTTGTCCATCGAATCGGCGTTGTAGACCTCATCGCGATAGAGGAAAATAACGACGTCGGCATCCTGCTCAATCGCGCCTGAATCACGCAGATCAGACGGTTGAGGGCGCTTATTTGGGCGCTCTTCCAGTTTCCGATTCAGTTGCGACAGCAGGATAATGGCGATACCTAATTCCTTCGCCAGCGCCTTGAGGCCGCGCGTGATCCCCTCGATTTGCGCATTGCGGTTGTCGCCGTCGCCTTCCATGAGTTGCAGGTAGTCCACTACCAGCACGTCAAGGCCATGCCGGCGCTTGGTCTGCTTTGCCTTCATACGGACATCCAGCAGACGCAAGCCGCCCTGATCATCCAGGTAGAGATTCATGTTTTCGAGCTTTTGAATCGCGCTTGTCAGGCCAGTCCAATCTCCATCGGTCAATTCCGATGGCTGCAACAGGCTGCCCAACGGGATGCGACCGAGGTTTGCCAGATTGCGATCATGCAATTGAGCCTTGGGCATTTCCATCGATAGAATGAGAACCGAGTGGTCCTGCGCAACATTCAATGCAACATTCAGGGCGAAGGCAGTCTTTCCCATTTTTGGCCGCGCTGCCAATACGATCAGCTCACCTGGGCGCATACCGCCAGACAAGCGCTTGTCGACGTCGGCGTATCCAGTGCCGATGGCCTTGACGCCCTTGCCATCCAGACGATCCTCAAGCGCTTGCAGGTACTCAACCAATTCATCGGAAGCGCGGACCGGCTCTTGCCGGATGCGAGCCTCGGCCAGTTTTTCCAAGCTCGATGATGCGCGGTCTACCAGTACGCCAGCATCTTCGGGCGACGTAGCGCCAAGGTCGGCGAGCTCGCAGCCAAGGGAGATCAGGCCGCGCTTCACCGCGCGGTCACGAACAATTGAGGCGTACCGGGCGATATTGGCCGACGACGGGGTGTTTTGCGCCAAAGCATTGAGGTAACTCAGCGCATCGTCCACTTGCCCAGTCAGCGCGTCGTAAAGAGAGATGACGTCGCAGGTCTTACCGGCCAGGACTTGCTTGATGATCTCGACAAAAAATGTCCGGTGGTCAGCGCGGTAAAAGTGCTCAGCGCGCAGATCACCCATACGGTCGAGGGCATCATTATCCAGCAGCAAAGCACCTAGCACCGATTGCTCTGCTTGCAGGCTGAATTGCTCGATCATTCCATTGTTTTGGCTCATTCCATCCCCTTGTCGTCTTGAAGTTGCTTGGTGTTTTGAAATTGCTGCGCTTGCTTGCCGGCAGTGGTCAGGAAGTAATTTCCGTCCTTGTCGATGGCCCATAATTTCAAGTAATTTTTCTCAATGAAATTTCGGAACGTCTGTCGCCAGTCCTTCTGCTTTTTCGTCTGCTCGACGCCACCAGGGAGGCAGCGCCGACAGAACTCTGCCCAGGCCAGTGCCACGTAATCCACATTCAACCCAACCCCGCTTGCATAGTCCCAAAGCGGCTTGTAGTCGCGTAGCGGCCTTTCGTCTTTCGCTTTGCAGTCGTCAATGAAGCCCTGTAGCGTGGTTTGCATTTTTCTTGTGGAAGCACGAATTCCCCCGGAAGGGGGTAAGGGGGTTTCTATTTGGTTATTGGTTATTGGTTCTTGGTTAGTTGGAGTGCCGTTGCTCGGACGTTCAACGTCCGTTGGAATTCCGTCTAACGCTCGTTGGCGTTTTTCTGCTCTTTTTGCTGCAGATGCCTTACCTGCGATTGATTTCTGGCTTGTTGATGTGCGGTAGGCATCTAATTCTTCTTCACAGCGTGCGTGGTACCAACCCGTTGGCGTTTTCGTAAAGAACTCGTTCAACGTCTGTTCAACGGCTGTTACCTCTTCGTTGGTACGTGCGATGATCTTTCGGCACAACGCCGGTAAATCCAACGTCAGCGGCTGCTCGGTGTCGTAATAGACGTCCAGTAGATCTCGATAGATACTGCGCTCAATGCGCGTCAGGTGCCTTGTTGCGCGGTCAAAGTCGCCGATGTGGTGGTTGTAGTAATTCATCCTTGTGCTGTCCCCATGCCCATATTCCGCAGACCGCACAACTCACGCTCACGCTTAACGGCAGCCTCACGGTTCACCTGCTCAGTATTAAGGCGCGATGCTTCTGCTTGAGCTTGATCTGTGGTCACGCAAACGCACACCACGGTCATGACATCGCACCCAGGGGTCTTGTATGCAGCAGCATGCTTTCCATCAGCCAAGGGTCCTATCGCAACGTGGTTGAGCATTACGCAGCTTCCTTCTCAGCCCGCGCAGCGCGCAGGTCTTTTAATTTCAATTGATAAATGCGCTTGATCGTCTTGGCGTCATCGATGGTCAACTTCACTGGTTCGTGATGTCCCTCCAGAAACGACAGGCGATCAGCGCCGATCTTGCCAAGCAGGCGCAGGCGGTACTCAACCACGTTGCCGCCCTTGTTCTGTCGGCGCTGCCTCCCTGGTGGCGTCGAGCAGACGAAAAAGCAGAAGGACTGGCGACAGACGTTCCGAAATTTCATTGAGAAAAATTACTTGAAATTATG